TTACCTGTATAATTAGTATTTACAACTTGTCTACCAGTTGCGGATGCATCATAGTGATTAACATTTGGAGCATATTGATTTGAATTAATATTACCTGTATAATTAGTATTTACATCTTGTCTACCAGTTGCGGATGCATCATAGTGATTAACATTTGGAGCATATTGATTTGAATTAATATTACCTGTATAATTAGTATTTACAACTTGTCTACCAGTTGCGGATACATCATAATGATTGACATTTGGAGCATATTGACCAGAAATAATATTACCAGTATAATTTGTGTTTACATATTGTCTTCCAGTTGTGGAAGCATCATAATGGTTAATAGTTGGAGCATATTGACCAGAAATAATATTACCAGTATAATTAGTATTTACATTTTGTCTACCGGTAATTTTGGCGACATCTTGTAGATTAGTATAGTATCCACCATTACCTTTGACATGAAAACTTATTTCTTGAAGGATGTCTTGTCTACCAGTTATTTTTGCTGGATCGTTATTATTGTAATATGTCCCAGTGGTTGGGTTATTTAATGGTCCTCGAATACTTTCCATTTCTGCGATTTCTTGTTTACCAGTTGTTTTTGCAGTATCTAATAAACTTGCTTTAATAGAGTTCATGGACATATTACCAATATTGCCAATATATTCTGTATTAGTTGTTTCACGATTAGTTTCACAAATTTGATAATTTTGTTTACCTAAAGCATTTGATTTAATTGCACCACCTACTGGTTTATTAGGTAATTCTTCAAATTGTTGTCTAGTTGATTCTTTTATTAAACCATTTGTAACAGGATTATAATATGATGAATTAGTCATATTCGCTGGTCCAATTATTTCTTTTGAATCATTTCTAGCTGTTTCTTTCATAATAAAATTTTGTGGTGCAGTTGTACCAGTTATTTGTGCTCTACCTGGCATAATAGAATCTATATCATTTTCTTTAAATTTATCTGGTCTATATTTAACAACAGTTCCAATATTTTCGATACTTGAAATTTTATGACCTAATTGGCCTTGAATAATTGGTAATGAATAAGTTATTTGTTGTTTATTTTCTTGTCGTAATTCATCAATATTTTTAGGTAATACACGGATATCATTATGAAATATACCTTGTTTTTGTAAATTTTTATCACCAGGTGTTATTTGTTCAGAATCAAATAGTTTTGCATCATTTTGTTTAATTCCAACACTTGTTACATATCTATCGCGTACTTGTCTACTAGTTTGGTCAACAGCTGGCATTTTTTTAGATTCACTTGGATCAAAAAATGGTTCTGTTTCTTTTTTTTTTCCTTTGATACCAACACCTGTCCATAAACCTAGACTGCGAGATCCATAAGAATTTTGGTTATCGATGATACGATCTCTTTTTTTTGTATTAGGATACATATTTTCAAAAGTAAAATCTTCTTTGTTAACAACACCATAAGTCATATCTATATTATTACTATCAAAATTTGACCATTTATTATCATTTAATGGATCAATAATATCACCATTTTTTGATTCATTATTTGCTAGTGGTTGTTTAACATTATCAAATTTATACAAATTAAATTGTTTTTCAAAACTATTTTCTGGTACAAAATTATTTGTAACTGGACCCATTATTTCATCATTAAATTTAACATTAGATATTGATCTTGAATATGGTGTTGCTACATTAGAATTCATAAAATTTAATGCACGTTGTTTTTGTTTTTGATAGAATGAACTTTTGGCATTTTGAACATTGTCCGAAAAATCGGAACTATAAATATTGTTAAAATTGCCTCTTTCATATAAATTACTCATAATTAAAATACTCAAAGATAATAAATATTTTAATTAATACTTAATAATTAATAATAAATAATATATTTATTTATTTATTTTTTTGAATTTACAGCATTTAATGGACCTTGGATTCTACTAGCTAATTTACGCATTGCTTTATTTTTTGCATCTAATTGACTACGAATATCAATTCTTGTTGCAATACCTTCTCTATTATTTCCACGTGTAAATCCTTGAATACCATCAAAATGTCTTGACATTGGATCATAAATATGATATTCGTACCGATTCCATGATTGTTCTTGTAATTTTTCAGTTGGATTTAATCTAGTATGAATTGGTTCTAATAATGTAGAACAATTATTAGGAATGTTTTTGGGTACATTTTCATATTGATTTATTAATTCTGCATCACGTTTAACAAAAGTATTAACATCCATATTTCGTGATAAATCTCCACCTATACCTTTGAGCATACTTTCGACGCCAATTAAATTTGTACGATTAATTCCAAGTTCTGAACTTGCATTTGGGCGATTATTTCTAGGTCCATTCGCAGAATAACATGGATTCTGATGTTCTTGTGGAGTGCCAAAAATTAAATATATTGGTTTAGTTGATTGGACAAGTTTACTATCTGTTTTAACTTGATCATATGAACTTCTGGTGAATTGACTAGTCATGTATATAATTATTGATTATATAATAATTTTTATTTTTAATATATAATTGCATTTTTTAATATAATTATATTAAAAAAAAAGTAAAAATAAATAAATGTATTTATTGGTTTCTAGATGCAAATTGAAATACATTATATGCAGATGGATCTGGAAATGGAGAATTAAATGGTTTCATATTAGTTGGTACAATTTGTCTTTCACATAATAATGGTTGAACAATAGCTTTATATGGATTTTCTGCATTTGGATCTTTTGCATAATATGGTAAATATTTATCGGCATCACAATCAGATAATAATCTAGTTTTACCTAATAAGTCATTTTCTAAACCAATACGATAATTAAGATTTTGTAATGTATTTGTCATTGATCCTTGATTTGCATTGCAAGTATTACATTCCGCAACTAAGAATTTACCATCACATGTGCTAACAATATGAGAATTTGGATAATTTTCATATTTTTCTGTTACGAAATCGTAATTAAGATGTTTACGTGTAACTTGTACTAAATTTTGTACTGTTGTGTTCACATCATATTTTAAATTTGTTTGAATACCAGACATATTAATATTATATTATAATGTAGAGATTTTAAATTTATACAGTAAAAATTAAATTACAATTAATAATTTTATTAATTTTTATTTATACTTATTCTTTTTGATGTTCTAGTTGATATTCCACATCTTATATCTTGTTCATATGGTATATTTGCATAATTAATTCTAAATCCATCTATTGGTATCATTGAAAAATGTGATATATCCATATTTCGAACATTTTCACGAGTATTATCTATTCTAGTATCTAATCCTAAATGAGTTTGATGATAATTTTCTGGATTACCAAAACCTCTACCGCCAATTTGATTAGATGGCATCATATAACCCGACCAATTTAAATCTTTTTTTCGAGTATTACATATATTATTATATTTATTTTGTAAATCAGTCATTTCTTTTTGAGTTAATAATCCATTTGAATTTATATTATTTTGATATTGTGAATTTGATAAATCTCCTCCATGACCAATAACTTGATTAATGTCATAACTTCTCATATTTTTAGTACAATCATCTGGATTTCTAATATTTTGTTCAATTGCAGAACCATATAATGTTACTGGAACAATCTGTCTACTTAACAAAGCATTACTAATGTCGACATTATTTTTTTGTGATGTGTTTTCACTACGATCTATTTGATTATTATAATTCAAAGATGATCGTGTATTTAAATTAACTATATCATTAGTAATATATTTAAGTTTTTTTTCAGTTTTGTTATTTGTCGTTTCCATTATATAATAAATAAATAAAATAAATAAAATAAATAAAATAAATAAAATAATAAAATTAAATATTATAATCATATCCTACTTTTTTTAGTTTTTCAATACGATTTTCAATATTGTCAAAAACATTTATAATTGATTTTGTAACATCATTTATAATTGTTAATATAGATGTTTTACATACATATTCTATTTCAACAATATTAACATTTGGATGCCCAACTTTATAACCCGCAAATATTATATCTTTGTGATCTTGTAAAAATCTTGAAAATAAATTACCAATAGTGTGCTGTTCTCCTTCTATTAATATAGAGCCTTTTAGAGTATAATCTGATAATATAGTTTCATCATTATTTTCGTTATCAATATAATTTTTAATATTTTGCATTAATACTTGTTCAGTACTTTTTATTTTATCTTTTAATATTTTACATGCACGAATAAAAATATCTTTTTCAGATATTTGTCTTCTTGAATGTAATTTAAAATTAAAATGGTTATCATTAATTTTTTCATAACAACATACTGTACAAGGACTAAAAATTGCATTATATAATGCAATATTTAAACTACTTTTCATAGTACATATAAATTCTTGTTTAGGTTGTAATTGCACTATTAATAATGGAATTGGATAAATATGTGAAATTTGTTCTTGTTCCAAATAAAATTTAACTCCTGGTGTATTTGACATAACATTCATTATGTCATTTTCAGATGTATTTTTTACATTTATTGTAATAGTTAAATTATTTGTATTATCATGTATTTCATCTTCAGATGTTATATCATATTCTGCAGAACCCAAATTTGCTCTATATTCTAATTTTTTTGCATTTTTCAAAGAATTTTCAGGATTAATAATTTGATCATGATTAATATTTTTTAATTTTTTATAATTACTATTTAATTGTTTTGACAAAAATACTGGAAAATTACTTAATCTTAATCTCATCATATCATTATTAAATACACTTGTATTTTTTGTAATATTAATATCATCTATATCAAAACTATATACTGGCAAAAGAGATAATATTACTCTTCTAATTGTATTCACAACAACATGATTTATTTGTTTACCATATAAACTTATTTCACAAAAACTCGTTTCATATCCATCAATTTCATCACTTTGATTATTGATTTTTACATTAATGTCATTAATTAGACTGTCTAATGACACATCTACATAATTTGTGTTTAAATTACTCATTAATATAATATATAATGGTTATATATATTTAAATTATTTAATGATGTAAATATTTCAATATTTTTCATTAAATCTTTTACCAATATAAATTACATTTTTTTTACCTAATAGTAATGATTCTTTTAGATCATCTCTAAATGATTCTAATTCATATTGATTTGTGTTTTCTATATCATCACTTTGTATTGAATTAGGGACGACGTCATAAAATGTATCTTCTTTTTGAACATATGATCTACTTAATGTTGGAGTATTTTTTATTTCCGAATTTATTTCAAAATCACTATCATCCGATTCAATAATAATATCATCAAGATCATTTGTAAATTTTGCAGTTTTAATACCATCGCTAATTAATGTTTCATCTTTGATTGATATTTTAGTGGGATCTGAAATATGTAATATTTTTGATTCATTAATTTTACTTTGTGATTCGTTAATTTTACCTTGTGTTTTATATTCATCATATTTTTCTCCATATAATTTTTTCATAATATTATCCATAATTGAATCAAAAATTAATCCGTAAATATCATTTATTTTTGTGGTATAATCAGGAAATAATATTATACTTTTTCCAATTTTATTTGTTTTCCAACTTTTTGTTAAATAGCTAATATGATTATCTATATCTAATCTTTTTATTTGTTTTTCTTTTGAAAGTTCAACAATTAAATTTGTCAATAACATTTGATTAGTTGTTATATTTATATGAAAATCAGGATAAAAAGTTAACCGTTCAGGAGGAAATGTATAAGATACTATTATCATTCCAACATGGTTATCACTCATTTTCTGACTAATTATTTCATTCGCTACAGGGAAATTAATATGATCTGCCGATGTAATTAACATATTTTCTGGTAATAATTGATTAATATAAATAACTTCAAACTTTAAATTTTTTGCTAAAGCATTAACAAGATCATTAAATACATTCCACCATAAATACCCACTTATTAAAACAATATATTTTTTTTTTTCAATTAAAATTGCCTCAACAATATCCATATATATAATAAATAAAAATAATAATAAACTATAAAAAAAATAATAATAAATTACTAGTTTAAAATATTTTTTTTTTAAATAATAACAATAATAATTAAACATTATGGAAAAAGAATCAGTTCCACCCAAAAATATACTTTTTTACTCAGATAAATGCCAATACTGTGTTCTTTTTATAAAAAAAATTCACAGTGAAAATATGCTACCTAATTTTAGATTAATTAATGTTCATGAATTAAAACAAATTCCAACAGCAATTACAAATGTACCAACTATAATAGTAAGTAATATAAATGTTCCATTAAGTGGAATAAGTGCATTTGAATGGTTGGAAAAATCAAAGTATTTTTATCAAAAAACTAATAACATTAATGTTAAAGTTAATCATATAAATATTAATCAAGATACAAGTATGTGTATCGAAGATACAAAAACAAATAGACCTACCGACGCATATGCAAGTTTAAAAGATGAAGATGATGAAAAAAGAACAAAAATTAAATTTAACGGAGCATCACAAAATGTGAGTATAACTGATGCAACAGATATAAAACAAACGATACATGATAAAAAAATCAATTCAGACATACAAACAAAGAAGTTACATGAATTAATACTATCAAGAAAAAATCAAACTGCACAATTTTTAAAAAATCGTGCAAATGAAGCAGTTACTAAATTATAATAAACTAAATTACATTAAAAAAAATCAATTTGTTTAAATATTTAAGAAAAATGATTTAAATAAACATTAATATAATATATTATATATAAAATAATGGAAAATACAAATCAACCGAATGATATTGAATATGTATACAACCAATTACTAGAATGTGTAAATAAGATTTATGATAAAAAATATGGATTAAGTGTAGAACAAATGAAATCCTTTGTTAATTCATTTTGTAATAAAATTAATGAAGATCAAAAATTCATGCAATTATTATTAAGGAAGGAAATAAAATTATTCAAGGGTATTTCATTTACTTTTATTCCAAAAACTAAATTTGAGGTTATTATGAATAATACAAGTGAAGACCACAAAGAGTTAATTAATCAATTGTGGAGTAATATTTATTTATTATATTTATTAGGAGAAGCAGAACAAGTTGAACCGAATACAAAGAATATGAGTAAAATTGCATTTCAATTAGATCTGATGAATGGTAAAATTAGTACGAGTGAAAATGAAAGTGAATTACCACAATTATTTAGTGCATTCAAAGATTTAAATATAAGTGATGTTGAAAAGATGATTGGATCAGTTGGTATATCCAAGGAGCAAATGGAAAATATTAAATCTAATATAGGGATTGATTTGAATGATGACAAACTCAAAAAATTAATGTCGGAATATATAAAACCGCCAACGGAGAACAGTAATAAATTTATGTCAGGAATTTTATCGGATATTAAAACGAAATTTAATTTAAATGAGGATGTGTCAGGTAAGGTAAATGCGAAATTATTTGTAGATGAATTATTAAATGTAGGTAATAGTATAGGAGATGAATATGGGAAAAAGATTGGTTCTGGAGAATTAGCAGTTGCTGATATTATAGGTGCATTAACAAATGTGGCAACAAATCCAGATTCAAATGTAATTAGTGATATTACGAATACATTAAAATTGGATAAAATTGATATGAAGGAAGTAATAGAGGAATTAAAGGAACGTATGAATGGAAAGATACCAAATGAATTAATGGATTTATTAGGAAATTTTGATCCATCTAATATTCAAAATTTGGATATTGGTGGATTAATTGGATCGATGATGAGTGGACAAAATCAAGAAATTCAAGAATTAACAGATGAACAAAAAAAAGAATTATTAGAATATTATAACAATATGAGTATTTAGGCGGATAATGAAATTTTATTATAATAATTTTATTATAATAATTATTGTATGATATAATGATACAATAATTATTATGTATTATAATAGTAATTGTAATTTTTTGGGATAAATGGATATGAATTTCAAAGAAATGTGTAAATACAATAACAATTGTAATATAGATAATAATAAAGAGTATAATTTAAAAATTTTATTAAATAACATATTTGCATTATATAAATATGAGGTCATCATGATTATTATCATGATATTTTTATTTAATTTTAATGTAGGAATAATAATATTTATAATATATGTGTTCATGTTTGCATTAAACACACATGAAAATAATTATTTTAACAATAAAACAAATAAAATAAAACAATTAATTAAAAATGATCCATATAATGAAATTAAATATAATAATTGTCGTCCAGCAACAATGAATAATCCATATGGAAATTATTTAATTGGAGACAATTTAATGATAAGTGCATGTAATGATCAAAAAAATATTGATAATAGTAATACATATAATATGTTTAATGTATATGAAAATGCGTCGGATATAAATATAGGATCAACAAATAAGGCATTAAGAAATTTTTATACAAAGCCAGTAACTCAATATCCAGTAGATTCTATTAAATTTGCAGAATGGTTGTATAATAATGATAAATTAATATGTAAAATAAATAATAATTGTTTAAAATATGATGATATTAGATATCATACTAGATAAATAAATTAAATATTAATAACTGCTTTCATAAATGTTTCATTATTTTTCAATAATTCAAATTGTTTGAAACATTTTATATGTGGGTCATTATTTGACATCACATATAACAATGAATATGTATTGAAAAAGTTTTCATATGGTCCTAAATAACTGTAAATTAATGGTTTTTTATTTAACATTTCTAATTCAGGTGCATATGTTTCCAAATCTGAATTATTAGAAACTAATATTTTATCATTCATTCTATCTAAATAAAAATGATTCTGTTTAATATTTAAATATTCATTTATTTCACCATTTCTAAATAAACTATCTTTGTCATATATTCCTCTAGGAAAATTTATATTATCTTTGTCATATTTAATAATTTGATTTGTATAAAAATTATACATACTTTCCAGTCTTTTATAATTTTCTTGAAAACTACTTTTATCTGGCATTAATTTACCATTATAATTATTAGAACTCAATAAATGTCTCATTGTATTTTCTCTAAAATACTTATCAACTCCACGTAATTTTTTCAAAATTAAAAATATTTCAATATAAAATAAATATTTAAATATATAAAATTCATATCGTTTCCACATACTAATATATCCCAATGCTGTATAATGAGTATTTCCATATTTATCTAGTTGTTCTCTAAAATTTATTTTTGGATCAATTTTAGCATTTGTCACATTTTTAACATTAGATGGATGTTTAGATTTATAAACATCTGGTGAGATATTTTTAAATAAATCATAATCTTTCTTTAGATTTACTATATTTGAGTTTCTGTTGTTAAAATGAAATCCGTTATTATTATTATTATTATTAAGATAATTATGATTGATTTGATTAAGATAATATTCATTTCTATTAATTTTTTTAAATTCCAATTTTTCGATATTATTATTATACTCATCGTACATTTCATTTAACGGTACCATTGCATAATTAAGATTATATTGATTTTGTGTTAATTTGGTATTTATTGGATAATAATAACCCACATAGTGCATATCATGATCATTAATTTGAACTATATCATCTGGTGTTTTTAAAACAAAATTGTTATCAGCTGATTTAATGTCGTTAATATCATGTTTCATGTCAATAGGTATTTTATTATTTTTTGCCATAAATAGTGCAAAATTATGTTGTTGATCTCTTATTTTTGATATAGTTTTATATTTATTTTTTGTTTTTGTTTTGTTAAATAAATATGTAACCAAACTTCCAACATTTTCATTTATCATGTATCCTTCATATGGTGATAATGCCTTATAAATATTAAATGAATCATTGTCATTTTTATCTATATTATCAAAAATATAATCAATCAAAAAATCAAACGGATTTATTTGATATTGTCGAACACCATCTAATATATATGTTAAATTTTTTTTATATAAATCAGAACCAAGACCTGTAGAAACGCTAATCATATTATTACAATAATAATCAAATGATTGAGAATATGTTTGATCCACTTTAGAAAATATCGCTTTACTAGTTACTGTTAATGGATAAATACCATCATCTATATTTTTACTTATTGCTGTCCATGTATTGAATAAAATAAAATCTTTATCAATTTTATTTTCATTTATTGTAACCGGATTAATTTGACTTTGTTGCATTTTTGTTATAAATTTAAATAAGGGATTCATGTATAATGTAGATTTAGTCATTTTTTGCAAAAGTTCATTGTATTTATAAACTAATGTATCTGTATTCGTATCTTTATATATTTCTTTGTTTTGTAATTTTGTTGAATCTTTATATGTATATATTATCTCTTTATTAATTGTTTTCAAAATAGTATCTTCACTATCTGGAAAATTAAATATAGGTCTATGTAATCCATTTCCAACAATATTATATTCTGGTTTTTCAACAAAAGATGTTTTAATATCTTCCTGACCTGGTAAATCAACTATTAATAATGTTACATATTTTCTCCATACTGTCATTGTTCTACCATATTCATCTGTTATAGTTACTTCTTTCATTTCTTTTAATTTTATAACAAATTCATAAAATATTACAGAACGAGAACTTTCTGGATTATTTGCGGTTTCTTTGACTCTTTTGATATATTTATAATTTTCAGGCATTTTATCTATTGAATTATTATTGTACAACGTTTTTGTTGCATCTAATGGTTTTTTTCTATTATTATCAATTTCTTCAACTAATTTACCAAAATCCGCAATTTGTTCAGATGAAATTTTAATATATGTTGATTTACTTTTGTTACTTGTACTGTCGATATCAATATACTTTTTTTTTGCATCTTTAAATTTTTCGGTATTGTATTTTATCATAGGCACAACACTTAATTTACCATTATTATTAAAATTAATTTTTGTTTTGCCAATAAAACTATCAAATTCAGTTTCACCTATTTTTGTTGTAGATAATTTAATATTATCTATCTTATTATCATCATATATACTATATATTCGTGGAGTAAAATATTTCTTTTTTTCATCATTATTATACTTTACATATGGTATAAATATATTATTACTCAATCCATAATCAATATCATCATTATATATCAAGTTATTATCTCCAACATAAATACATTCATCAAAATCATCAGGTGCTATTTCATGTTCTTTAAATTCTATATTTTCACCATTATCTTTGTTAATTATTTGACCATTTGGATCTCGTTCTATATCTTTGTATTCGCCATCCCCCGCATCCGGAAAAAACCAATTATTATTACTTAAATAAAATTTTTTTAATGTTGAATCATCGAACACATGTTGTCGACTCGGTTTTAAATTCTCTCCATCTGTAGTAAATTGATGATGAATTAACAATTCTGTTCTTTTTGGATCATAATTTTCGCCTATTTTATCATACCAATAATTTGCATAAGGAAATCCTATTCCATACATTTCATAACATCTAAAATATATTTCATTATCTGCAACTTCAACTTCATCTAATGTTGATTGTAATATACCTCTCGCCGGTTCAACTGTTCCATCATCTTTTATCTCTTTTTTACCAAAAATTGTAAAAGTTTTACCTGTACCGGAATAACCAAATGTTAACATCATAAAACCATTTCCCATTGATAATTTACTTGGTATTGACATAAACATTGAAAGTGATTCATTATCTGGATTTTTTTCTGACGAAAATACATGATTAAATGGAGTTTCAATATTTATTTTATCTGTTGAACTCATATTTCTTATCGCATTAATATCATCCTCGTTTGAATATCTATCTAATAATCTTGCACAATTATCCATATTTTCAATTACTAATTTTTTATCATCTAGACTAGATCCAAATATAAATTCAGATTCGTCACGATGAGATGTAGTTTGTTCAAAAAACAAACTACCAAAATATTTTTTTAATAAAAAATGATATACCACAATTGGATTATCATTTATAGAAGATGATTCATCATAATTGAATTTTACTGTAGTTGAATCAGAGTTTTTAATATCAGTCATTGAAAATGTCTTAATGTTCATTCCAATTAGTTTGTTTTTATATTTTTTATATATTTGATGTGTATGTGTAATTTTTTCACTTAATTTTAATAAATTAGTATCATCACTATACAATATAAAACCAATCATCAATGGATATTTTATTTTACTATTATTCATAAATTTCTCGTAAAAATTTACAATACTATCAGAACTATTAAATTCTATATTTATATTTTCTTGTGTATCTATTTCTCCTATTTTAATATATTGTGTATATTCTAATTTTCTAGTAGAAATTTGTGTATTAGTATTATTATTAAAAAAATTATACATTTCATTTAAACCAAGTGCATTTATTGATTCTAGTTTTAATAAATTTAATAATGGTATAAATAATATTTTTGCTAGTCGTGGTCTAACTTTACCATTGAGAGGCTCAAGATATTTTTTATATATTTCCTTTTGATCATTTGATAATATATTTATTTTATCTTCGTCAAATATTATTTTTTTGAGTGCATTTTCATCATTAATTTTATTTGTTTCTTCATTAGAATAATGTTCATGCATTATTGTAGGTACTTCGCGGTTAACTAAATAAAATCTTCTTGTTTCACGTTCTGTATGTGCATCGTTTGTTGATTTTAATATATATTTGACTTCATTTTCTAGAATATTTTTATTGAGTTGTGTAATATTATCACCCTTGTATGTAGTATTATTATCTATATTATACTTTTTTCCATCATCGTCCTTTCTAATATAATATAATTCTTTATTTTCCAATTTAATAGAACGTTCATTAATATTGGTTTTTGGTACATAATCTGTATATTTTGTACCTCCTTGATGAAGTTGCCAAGTAAATTGTGGTTCATAATCATCATCATCTAAAATATCAAAGATACCTTCTAATTTATCGGTTAATTTCTTTTTTTTGTTTGTGTCATCAATTTTTTTAATAATTCATTTTTTTTATCTTGTGTCGTTGTTCTAAATAGATAATTTGCATTATTTTTATTCAATAATTCTACATTATAAATTAATGCACTATTACTGTCTCTATTTATTTTTCTAGCATACTCATCTTTAATTATAGAACTATTATAAATTGTACCAAATTGACGACCAATTAATAATTTTTCTCTAGCGAAATCATTAATTCTTAAATATACGGAAACATTACTAGCAGATTTACCAAGACCAATTTTAGCATAAAAATCATCTAATAAATATTTATAAATGTTTAATAAAGACAGATAATCTTTTACTTTTCCAGTACAATCTGCAATTTCAATAAATGAATTTGCAGTATCAAATAAATTTAAATTTTTTAATTCATAAAATTTATCCAAAAATACTTTTAACTTTCGAATTATCTTATAATGATAATGATAAAAAAATAAATATTTTGAATCAGATCCAATTATTTTTTCATGTCCATTTTTGTCGTAATCTATCTTTTTATATATCGTGTCTATTACTGATTTATAAAAATCTAAAACACCAAAACTCATATATTTATATTTACGTCTATTATTCGCATTTAATGCTAAATTTGCCATAACATATGAATAATAATGTTCTCTACTTTCAGTTAAATTAAAATATTCAACAGTGCTAACAAATGCATCTATTTTAGTATCTAACATATTTATTAAATTTCCTACTTTATTTATATGTATAGATACATCTTTTCTAGTTTTGATTGTATTTGAAAATTGTATATTTGTTATCTGCGATTCTTCTATTCTATTTAACATATCTGGAATTAAATTGTCAGGTATAGTTGATTCCATACCTCCACCCTGATGATTAATTGCAGTAAAATTCAATTTTAAATCATTTATTAATGAATTAAATGTATCTATATTTTTAATACTCGTAAATAAACTATGAGATACTCCAGGTACCTTTTTATTTGCTTCTTTTGCACGTTTACGTATTTCTTTTACTATTGAATCAACTGTTTTTGGCATATGACTAAATTGAATTTTAATTTTATCAACATCAATATAATATTCTTTTTTACCTGGATATAATGTCTCTAAAAATTTACTGCTTACTATTTTAACATCTAATGGATATAAATTATAATCTTCTTCTTTTTTCAGCTCATTAGTAGAGTTTTTTATAAATTCTTCAATTGTTATCATTTTTTTTATAATTTTTAATAGATTATCTTCATGAATTTTTAATTGTTTTACAATTTCTTCAAAATTTATATTTTCTTTGCCTGCTATATCTATTTCTTTTACAATGTTATTTAAATAATTTGTTGCTAATATTCCATGTTCTTTGAAATGATCTATTACGCTTTTTATATCTTTACTTCCATTTGTTGCTATATTATTTACTGTACCTAAATGCGCAAACATTCTACTTATTGTTTGTTGTTCAGTTAATTTATATATATCATCTGCATCCATTTTTTGCAAATTTTTATCAATTGATAAAATATTCGATCCGATTGGACCAGATAATAATATATTGGATTTATTTTTACCAATATAATCATTAATCGCAGTATTTACAAAATCCAGTATTTGTTTATTTGCTTCTGTTTTTTGATAACTTGTATATTTTTTATTATCTGTAAGACCAGATAAATCAAGTGCTTTTAATGCATCAGATATATCTTTCATACCACCTATTTGAATCATTTTTTTTGCAAAATGTTTTTTAGTTTTATGTTTATTTTTATCAGTTTCAATATCATACAATTCTGCCAAAACATAACTATATATATCAAAAAACGGTTCTTTTGTTTTACCTCCTCGGATATTTTTTATTTTATTTTTTAATTCATATTTATCTTGTTTATTAAATTTGTGTTTGTTTGCAATATATTCTGCTTTTTGAAGTTTTTCTTCACATTCAATTATATTATTATTTAAATGATGTAAAAATAGTTGATTATTCTTTATAAAACTGTCTAAATTAATTTCCATAGTTTGTCTATGTTAATATAAATATTGATAACATAAAAAAATATAAATTTTACAATATTTTATTATAAATTAATTATTATCAATTTATAATATTATTAATAATGATAATAAATGATAGTTTTCAAGGTAGTATTGGTTATAATGGTTTAATTGGACCAAATGGTTCTGATGGCCCAATAGGATATCAAGGTTTATCTGGTAATGTTGGATTTCCCGGTAAAAATGGTGTTCGCGGAATAACAGGGCCTACTGGTTTACGTGGTTTTGATGGACCTAGTGGCAATAATGGTAAAATTGGTAAAATTGGACCGACAGGATTAGATGGTATTACTGGTGATATGGGGCCTCCTGGACCTCCAGGTTCATTTACACGTGGACCAAATGGGAAAAATGGTTACGATGCATTATTAAGTACTTTACAAAAAAATCAAATAATTGATGCATTATCTGGTTCGACAACAATGGATAAATTAATAAATACAAGTGATAATATAATAAGTGGTACAGTACATTGTCCAATTGTAATGGGTAAAGAAAATGCAATTGCTAATGGAATTTTAGACAAAGGTAATGGACAATATAGTATAAATTGTACATATGTTAATTTAATATATCCAGACATATATTATAGTCCACAAGGTTATGTTAAATTAAATGAAAACTTTTTTAACGGAATTAATGTAATTGGTCCTACTGGATTTACTGGACCACGCGGATTTATCGGATTAACTGGTCCAATGGGTTATTCTGGTAAACCTGGTCCAACAGGTCCATTTGGGTATGATGGAAATATTGGATCAATCGGTCCGATGGGTCCGCGTGGACCTATCGGATTGGCTGGTAATAATGGATTAGATGGTAATATTGGTCTAACTGGACCTGATGGTAACAAAGGTCCAATTGGGCCTCAAGGTAAACCAGGACCATCATATATAGGACCACAGGGATTTAGTGGTTATACTGGTTTTGTTACTATTGATTTTCCAAATTGTAAACCAATTCTTGAATCGAATGTGTTAACATTTAATTGTCCAAATAATACTTGGTTAACAAGTATTAAAAATAAAGATAGTAAATTTAGTGGATTATGTTGTCCATTAATTGTTGGTGATAATAATGAACCAAGTACATTTGATATTGGTTTAGATGGTAAACAATATCCAAGTCCTCAAAGTAGAATTATTGAAAAAGCATATAATAACACAAGCTTAGATAATATGTATTATTCATGGAAAAAAATTTTTTCTAAAAATTATGTCACAAATGATGATAAAAATGTCAGAAATGAAAATAAATCAAATATTACTATAGGAACTGTACAATCTGAATTGGTAAATGATATTATATTTTTTGGTAAACAAGCACAATTATTATAAATGTCATTATTTTTTTTGTTAATGATTTGAAATTTTTATTATTTTTGTATATGATAATTAATCAATTATACATGTACATAAATGAGTTACCATTAATATTGGTATACATATTTTTATCTCCAAATTGAAACATAGGTAAAAATAACATCTGTTTATTATGTTGTTTATCACGTTTAAAATCAATTATTTTGCGATCATTATCTAATATGTTTCTAAGATATTTTAATACTATTCTGTCATTTAAAATATTTAATAATACAATCCATAGTAAAAATACTAATTGTTTACAAATATAAAACACATAAATACAACTTATTGATGAAGTTATAACATCAATTGTTATTTTAATACCAAATCCTACTAAATTTTTCAATCCAAAATTTTTTTAAATTTTTATTATGATGTATTCTTGCATTATCTAATAATAGTGTTTTATTGTATAATTCTTCATTTTTTTTTTATAAAATCAAAAAATATTAATCCATTAACAGAACCTTCTATAATATTGTGCATATGTTTACCGTTAATATTTACACAACTAATAATAGTTCTTCTTTCTTGGGTTTTTTTATGTTTTTTTGTTTCTTTTTTTCTTCATAACATATAATAATAATAATATTTATTTAGATAATATTATTTAAAATATCTAAAATATCTAATTAAACACTTAAAAATAGTAATTTAAAAAAAATCAAACTTATAATAAAGATAAAATGGAAGAATATTTATCAGGAAAGAAAGCAAGTCATATTTTAGGTGTACATCAAAAAACATTATATAGCTGGAATGAAAAAGGATATATAGATACAATAAAAACTCCAGAAGGAAAGAGATTATATAATGTAAAAAAAACAAAAAAATACAACAGAAGATGACGAATTAACAAAATCATTAAAAGAAATATATAAATTAGAGATTAAATTAAATCAAAAAAAAACATAATATATGGACGAGTTTCATCAGTTCAACAAAAAGATGAGACAAATAGAAACACTAAAAAAATATTATCCAAATTATGATCTAATAACATATATTGGAAGTGGAATGAATTTAAATAGAAAAGGATTAAGAAAAATAATAGATATGGCAATAATGGGAAAAATAAATGAAGTAGTAATAGTGCATCGTAATAGAAGACATTATAACAAAATATTCAAACGGAAAAATAATAATAATAATAAATGAATCAAAAAATAAAGAACCAAAAGAGGAATTAGTAGAAGATGTATTGCAAATAATGAATATTTTTGTTGCAAAAATAAATGGATTGAGAAAATACAAGAAAACATAAATAAAATATATTTCTAGAGTGTTTTATTATAAAACACTCTAGAAATATATACTTTTTGTCTACTAGTAGATAACCCTGTATGCATATTTTTTACATAATTGGTTTTATATAAATATTAAATAATAAAAAATTCAATTGTCATAATATAAAAATAATAACGATTTGATCTAAAAAATTGAAAAAAAAAATTAATGTATATGCAATATATATTAATATTACCGTTAAAATGTGGAGTAAACCACAATAAAAAATCTGTCGAAACTATTCATTCGTGAATAGTTTCGCGTCCAGAAGTACGTAAACTTCTAACTTCTTCGGAAGTTATATTATTAAATTCGGGTTCATTTCTTTGGGAATGAATACTGCGTCCAGAAGTACGTAAACTTCTAACTTCTTCGGAAGTTAT